GAAATGTTCTGTTATCAGCAGACATTTTAATAATGTTAGCATCAATTGCTTTTAATCCTATGTTTCTTAATTCTACGTTTTCATCGTTTAATAAATCAATAAAAACCATTGGATTATTTCTAGCCATAAGTAATATGTCTCTTTTTATTTCTTTTGATGTCATTTTACTTACTTGAGAGCCAACTTCAACTCTTAAAATTGCTTCAGCATGTTCTATATCTAACTGTTTAGCAGCTATTAAAGCTTCTATTTCAGCTTCCATATACTCAACATCTTGCTCAGCATTTTTAACTTCATCATGCTCGTAGTATATAATATCTTTTAACGGATGATAAAGTGATAATAATTTTTGAAGAGCTTGTCTTCTTTTTGGAACAGTTAAAACACCGTTTCTAAAAGCTATATGTCCTAACGTAGCTACACCTTTTTGATCTTTAACAAGAGGTGAACTCATGTTAGTAGCATATCTAAGTTCCTCATTTGTACCTGTTTCTTCGTTAAACCAAAGCATAGGTTTTCTTCTTGTATGCCTAGATGGTATAACATATAAAACTGGGCTTGCATCGCCTTTCAAGCGATATATTCTATCTTTCATTTCCCAACCCACAGGTTGAGATGTTTTTTGTTTTGCCATAATATAATATAATTAAAAAGTTAAAAATAAAAGCCGAGGGAGCCGAAGCTCCCTTTGCTTTTAATTATTGTGTGGGTACTAGTCAGTATCTCCAATTACTCCGTCAGAAGATTTTAACAATATGAAATTGTTAGCACCTTGAACACATAAACATCTCTCAGATAAGAAATGTACGTTCATAGCGTCTTCGTCAGAACTAAAGTTTCCACCAACTGATCCTGTAATCCAAGATTTCATTCTTCTATCGTCAGCTTCTGATGCTCTATATCTAACATGTAAGAAAGGTCTTTGGATATTTTTTCCAAGAACTTGGTCATACACAGTAGATGTTCCAGCAGGAACAATAACACCTTCTACATCTTTAACTAAACCTCTAGTTGTAGAGTCGTTAAGATATTTCCAGTCTGTTTTATAGAAATCATAAGAACCTCTTCTGAAACCAGAGAATCCTAAATTAAGTGCCATATCTTCAGAGTTGTCAAATACACCATAAGATGTACCGCCAGATCCGTAAGAATTTTGAGCAGCTAACATGTTATCGATTGCTAATGAAACTCCTCTGTTAAGGAATAACATATTTTCTTCAATAGCACCTTGCTTATCTAATTCTTGTAAGATATTATCGAAATCAGCTAAACCATCAGCTGCATCAGAACCACCGAAGTCAGCGTCTGTATAAATAAGACCTCTTTCTTCAATAGCACTAAACATACCTTGAGTACCTTTAACCGTAAAACTGTTAGAACCAGCGCCTGGATCTGCAGTAAACGAGTGTCCAGCTTTTTCAGACTCAATTAAAACCATTTCTAGTTGATCTTCGAATCTTAATCTTGCTTCATGCTCTGATTTTAAGTACCATAAGTATCCTGATGTTCCAACTTCAGTTGTAACTTCAACCCAGCCAATCTGTGCAGTATCAGAACCGTTTACAGAATATTTGTCTCTGATAATAATTGGTGAATTATTAAAGTATTCGCTTTTAGCGTTTACTGAATTACCAACATTTACAGATCCTTTTCCATATTCAGAACCGTATACAAAAATAGAAATACCAGTTGTAGCACCACTGTTATCAAAACCAATAGCAGCATTGTTTAATGCACTATGTTTGTAAGGAGTAGCAGTGATTTCATCAGCTGTACCTCCTGAACCTTTTGCAGTTACATAACATTTTGCAACCTTACCACCTTTTGAAACAACAATAGTGTCACCTATATTAATATAAGCAGCATCTGCAGCTGAAGCAAAAGTTAGTTTATTTAAAGCAGCATCCCCACCAGCAGCTAATGACACGTCATCAAATGCAATGTGAATTCTACCTTGTTCCGCCCAAACAACTTGATCAGAAGCCATAGGCATTTCAGCGCCTACCATTCTTAAAAATCCGCCGACCGTTCTGTTTCCATAACGCTCTACTTCTTTTTCGTATACTTCTGGCAAAAATTGTTTAGTGAAATTGAAATCGTTACCCGTTATTGACAGGTAATTACCAGCAAATAAAGATTTGTCTGGTCTTGGGGTAAGATGCGCCGAAGCTGCACCACCCGAAAAACTTCCTAAAGCCATTTTGTTTAATTTTTAAGTTATTTTCTAATTTTAATTTTAAAGTCATTAGAAGAATCTCCAGATACGGCTCTTACTTTAAAACCGCCTACATCTTGCACTTTTTCGTGTGTACCACGAGGTGTCATGTCTACGTTTTTAGCTTTAGCAACACTATTTTTAATAGCATCAGCTTTACCTTGTTCGTAAAAGTGTTGAGCAACTAAGTCAGGGTTCATAGCTGTAAATAAAGATTTATGATAACCAGCAGCGTCATTAATTTCATTATTTTCGTTTAAAAACGGTTTAATAAAGTTATTAATGTTGCTTTGTGTTTCTTTAACCTTTGCAGCATCCTTAACATTAAATCTGTATTTTTTATCTCCTACATTAAAATCAAAACCTTTGAATTTATCAGAGAAAACATTATCTGTTTTTTTCAAAAATATAGATTGTTGTTGTTCACTAATCTTCGCTTCTTCTTCATAACGATTGAAAAAATCAACAGCTTTTTGTTGTTCTTGGGTTAACCTTGAACCAGCTTTGATTTCTTCGTAATATTTGGACTTCAGCCCGTCCAAGTGGCTTTTGGCATTTGCAACCTGCTCTTTTAACGCCAATTTTTTTCTTTTAACAACTTTTTCATCATCTTCCTCTTCGCTATAACTAAAGTTATCTTCCATTAAAAAGTTAACTTCGTCATCAGTAAGATGAGGTTTAGTTGTTTTATAGTATTCTCTTAATAAAGATTTATCATCATAATTAGAATAATCTTGATTAAGTTTTACATAATCTTGTAAAGTACCACCAGTTTCATTCATAAAGTCTACAACTTTTTGTATGTTTTCTGGTAGTGGTTCACCAGTTTGTTGAGCTTGTTGTATTTCTTCTTCAACTTCTTCTTGCAACTCTTCAACTTGCTCTTGAACCTCTTCTTCAGTTACGTCTTCTAAAACAGGTTCTTGTTCTGGTTGTTCTTCTTTTTCTTCAGCAACAGGTTCCTCAACAGGTGCTGATGTTTTAAATTGATTAGTATCTGCATTAGGAGCGTTGTCCTCAATACTAGATAAATCTAATTTAATTGTACCGTCTTCTAAAACCTCATTTTTAGGTTTTTCTTGTACTTCTTCTTTTACCTCTTCTTTAGCTTCTTCAGCAACAGGTTCTTGTTGTTCTGTTTTTTCTTCAACAACTTCCTCTAGAGGCTTATTTTCATCTTTTTCTGCCATAATATAATATTATAAAATTTAACAAATGTTATCTTGGATCAAACGTATTTAATCCAAATCCACCACCTAATATATCATTACTTGACGACTCAAAGTTTTTAGGTGGTTTTCCTGTTTTTCTTTGATCGATTAATTCAGATTGTTGAGATGCTTGAATTTTAGTTCTATCATCTTTTCTATCTTCCTTATATTTTTCTTTTGCGTTAATACTTTGCATGTCCATTTGCTTCAAACGCATGTTAATCATAAACTCATGATTCATTAATTCTTTTTTAAGAATAGACTCTTCTTTTAGTTTATTAGAATCTACACTAGCTTGCAACTGTAACAACTGAGCTTTTTGATTTGTTATAGCTTCTTGTTTTTGAACCTCTGCAGCCGCGGCAACTTGTTGAGCTTGTGCATTAGCTTGAGCTTGAGCTTCTATGTTTTGTTGAGCTATTTGTTGATCTAAAACTTGTTTCTTTTTACGTCTTATTTTTAACAACTGATTTGCTAGTTTAATATTTTTAATATCTCTTAAATCTATAGCATCAGTTAATTCTATTAACTGTTGTTGTATTGCCATTTGTATATTATTTTCTAGCATTTGTTTTTCT